AAGTATTAAAATATCCTGTCGTACCAGAAACAGTATTGAAAGTAGCAGAAGAACCTGTTACAGTAGGTGCAACCAAAGTATTAAAATATCCTGTCGTACCAGAAACAGTATTGAAAGTAGCAGAAGAACCTGTTACAGTAGGTGCAACCAAAGTATTAAAATATCCTGTAGTTCCTGAAACAGTATTGAAAGTAGCAGAAGATCCTGTAATAGAAGGTACAACAATAGAAGAAAATATTCCAGTAGATCCAGTAAGAGTACCACTAAAATACATATTTGATCCTGTAAACCCTATACTACTAGCAATTATACCACTTACATCTAATGTAGCTCCTGGATTTGTTTTCCCTATACCCACATTATTTCCACTATAATAAATATTTCCTACACCAGTTGTCCATTGTGATGGTTGGAATACAGAACCATTTAAAAAATAAGAAGATGCATTAATAATACCACTAATATCCATCGGGAATGAAGCTATACTTTTTCCGATACCCACATTACCAGCAATATTCATATTTTGGAAATAACCTGTAGAACCTGTAACTGATGGTGCAACCAAAGTAGTAAAATATCCTGTAGCTCCAGTAAGAGTACCACTAAGATACATATTTGAACCTGTAAATCCAGTTGCACCTGAAGCGATATATGTAGGAGCAGTTATTTTACTAGAAAAAGTAGCAGAAGATCCTGTTACAGAAGAAGCAACCAAAGTATTAAAATATCCAGTACCACCAGTAAGTGTACCACTAAGATACATATTAGATCCAGTAAATCCTATACTACTAGCAATTGAACCATTTACATCTAATGTAGCTGCTGGATTTGTTTTTCCTATACCCACATTTCCTAACTTATAAGATAAATTATACGAAGTGTCTACTGTAAATGGACTATACATTTGAATATTCGAAGTATAAATTAATGCTCCAACAGCAGTTTGGTACTGTCCATTAGCAGATATAGCTACTGAATTCCACGATTGTGAAGTAGCGGAAGATGTCCATGTTACTCCATAATTTGAAGATATATAAATGTTTCCACCAGAAACAACGCCAGTTTGGTATTGTCCAGTAGAGGACATAGATACTGAAATCCAATTTTGTATAGTTGGTTGAGTTGTTGCTAATCCCCATGTTACTCCATAATTCGAAGATATATAAATTTTTCCATTATAAATAACAGCAGTTTGGTATTGTCCAGTAGATGATATAGATACTGAATTCCAAATTGAGTTACCTGGTTGAGTTGTTGCTAATCCCCATGTTACTCCATAATTCGAAGATATATAAATTAATCCAGTACTTCCACTATAAATGACAGCAGTTTGGTATTGTCCAGTAGATGATATAGATACTGAATTCCAATTTGAGTTACCTGGTTGATTTGTTGCTGATGCCCATGTTACTCCATAATTCGAAGATATATAAATTAATCCATAATAAATAACAGCCGTTTGGTATTGTCCAGTAGAAGATATTGATACTGCATACCAACTTTGTGAAGTAGCGACAGATGTCCATGTTACTCCATAATTCGAAGATATATAAATGTTTCCACCACTAACAACAGCAGTTTGGTATTGTCCAGTAGCGGATACTGATACTGAATTCCAATTTTGTGAAGTAGCGACAGATATCCATGATACTCCATAATTCGAAGATATATAAATGTTTCCACCAGAAACAACAGCCGTTTGGTATTGTCCAGTAGCGGATATAGATACTGAATTCCAACCTTGTGGAGCTGGTTGATTTGGTGCTTGTGTCCAAAATTGTCCAAAATTTGCTAAATTTAATTGTGCAGTATACATTTGAGTCCCATCAGAAAATTGTAATGCAGAACCAGTAGATCCAATATTTATTGAACCACTAATATCAAGTGCATATTGAGGATTTGTTTTACCAATACCCACATTACTTCCACTATAATAAATATTTCCTACACCAGTTGTCCATTGCGATGGTTGGAATACAGAACCATTTAAAAAATAAGAAGATGCATTAATAATACCACTAACATCCATCGGGAATGAAGCTATACTTTTTCCGATACCCACATTACCAGTAATATTCATATTTTTGAAATACCCAGTAGTACCTGTAACTGATGGCGCAACTAAAGTAGTAAAATATCCAGTAGTACCTGCAAGTGATGGCGCAACTAAATTATTAAAATATCCAGTTCCACCAGTAATATATTGTGAACTAAAAGATACATCATAATTATTTGAACTCCAATATGGGTTTCCCTGCCCATTACTTATTAATACTTGTCCTTTACTACCAGTATATAAATAGGAAATATCAGAAATATTTACTTTTGAATTATATGTACTTTGATAACCTTCAATAATATTAGTAATCTGATTTACAGCACCTACAGCATTTTGACTAATACCAATAACAGCTTGAATTTTATTATTCACATAACCAGTTGAAGCAATTTGTGTGGTTAATGTATTAGTTGAATCTGCAGTTGGACATGTAGGTATTCCTGAAAATACTGGATTTAGTAATGGTGCATAATTATTTGATATATCAGAAGTAATATTTATAACTTGATTTGATACATTTGATAAATCAATAACATTCGCTTTTATAGTATTTAATGTATTAATTGAGCTATCTATTTGTGCTATTTTTTGATTCACATTGGAAGTAACTGTTGCACTAACATTATTCACTGTATTTGTTACATATGTTTTTAAATTATTTTTTGTAGCATAGTAGTCTGTTAAATAATTTACATGTACTGATTTATCTGTATAGTAACCAGCTGGATCATATGGTGGTGGTGGGTCCATTATAATATTATATAGAATATAATATTACCATAAAATGCATATACATATGCTTACGCATATACATATAAGTTTACATAAATTTTCACTGTATAAAATCTATAGTTTTTCCAAAGTAGCGATTTTCTTACCATTTTCTATACGTACTTTAATATTTCCAATTAATTTTAATTCTGAACCAGTTTCAATATGTCTATCATAACTGTCTAAATCATATACCTCGTTTGTTTTAGAATTCATAGCATATTCTACTCCCGCTTTATCTTTTATTTTCGTAGCTTTCCATTTAACTTCTTTCATTGCTTGTTCTGCTGCAGGTTGTTGGATATCTTGTTCTAATATTGGGTATGATCCAAAATCATTCGATATCACTTTTCCAAAACCATAACATACTAAAGGATCTTCTTCAGATGCTTTATATAGTGTACAATCGATTGCGGTCTCTTTAATTGCCCTTAAAATCTGTGTATTAATACGGTCCTTTATTTCGGAAATTTCATAAAGCGATTCATCTGTAGTAAATGCGGTTTTTCCATCGATTTTACTTAAATCGTGTAGTATTAATTCACGATTAGTTTTATCTTCACGCTGTGCTTTCGAAAGAGTAGATATATAAATAAATACTTTTACAGTACGGAGTTCTTCAGGAAGATCCTGGTGACTGCAAATACGGCGGGCACGACCAATGACTTGATCTAAACGTGCTTTATTCCAATAGGGTTCGACGATATGAACAAACCTTGTATTTCTTAAATTAATACCTTCTGCGCCTGATGATGTAATCATCATGAGTTTAATAATATCACCTAAAAAGTTTTTCTTTTCGATATCTTTTCTATCTTTCGTCAATATTGTTTTGAGAGAATCTACTATGGATAAAGGTACATATTCCCATGCGCTATTATAAATATTTCGTAAGATCTCCTTTTCTTCGGCGGATTCTGTTCCTGTATAAAGAATGAATTTTGGTTTATCAGATTCTAATGTAGATGGGTCGACCGCCCATTCTGTATCACCGATCCTCGAAATACGGAACTGAGAGAATCCATTGGCTTCTAAAATAAGTTTCATAATTCCAATACCTTCGATTGTACGGAATTGCGAATAAAGAAGATGGAGACCTATATTTTCTGGATCTCGGATATTTTCTAAAACACGTAATAATTTGGGTGAATATTGTTGAAGGCCCTCTGGTAGTAAATAATTAGTTTCGGTAGGCTCTCTCTCATTATATTCGAGGGCTTTCATTGCTGCATCGATTTGATGTTGATAACTGATAATATCGCGGTCTGATATTGTTGGTTTTTGTGGGTTATCTAATCTCTCTTGTTTTTTCATCTTTTTTAAATTAGATATAGCCTCACGTATACCTACAACAGTTTCTTCATCTATTTCAGCATCTTCCCCTTCGTCTGCAAAATAATCATCTTGTCGTTTTCTCATCTCAGAAGTTACTGCATTAAATACATATTCAGCAACCATATCGTCCATTAAATCATCCATACCTTCCATATTTACTCCTATTTTTGGAGGCATTGGTCTAACAATATTATTTGGGAAAGTAAAATTACAGGCTGCACGAGAGAATATACGATAGGAAGATGCGACCTCTTCTACCACACCATCTTGCGTTCTTCTTGCCTTTTTCCTTTGTTTTTTCTCCTTTTCTCTCTCTTCATTACGGATTTTATTATAAACAGAGAACTGATGTGGACTCATATCAATTAATATTTTATGAAATGTTGCACCATTCTCTGCCTTTACGAACCTAGGTAACAGTTGCTCTTGTGCCGATCTAAAATATGATGTTAGACCAAGAATACGACGTTTAAATGCATCAATATGAACAACATCCCCATTAGCTTGAATAAACATTTCTGAAAATTGTTTACCATTATCAGGTAGACATTTATAATTTGTAATCGTTGGCTTAGATACGGTTGCTTTTTTTGAGAGAATTGATATTATACGGCGTTCAAAAGCTTCATCTGTAAGATTCCCAGTATTGTCTAAAATAACACCATCATAATCGTCGAATGGGCCACCACCTATGAGTCCACTGCCTCCATACGTTTTATCATGTACATCATATTGTATTCTCATTGCTTCTTTATTTAATTCTGATTCTTCTTGTTCTGAGAGAAATGTTTTGGTTTCATCTGGTTTTTGTTTTTCATCTGATTGTTCTTTTCTGGATCGCTTTGTCTTTCTAGATTCTGATTTTTTAGGAGAAATACGTTTTGTATGGTTGAGAGATTTTTGTGATATCTGTTGTCCACCCCTTTTCCCTTTATCAGACAATGTATTAACAAATCCAAATGGATTTCTAGTAACCGTTAATTTATCGCCACTATATTCAACATAATCATATGTATTTAAACCATTCGATATAAATTCTTTTAGAATCGAATCTCGATTGAATTTTTCAGTAGTTTTTTGTTTTAGTTGGAATTCCCATGTTTTTATATTACCTCTTAAAATATTGAATAAAATTCCTGTCTCATGTGGATAATTAATAATCGGTGTTCCTGTTAATAATACTATACGAATATCTATAGCAGATAATAACCAATCGTATAAACGCCCTGCAATAGAATCGGATTGACCAATTTTATTTGAAATACGACTCACTAAATTATGTGCTTCATCAATAATAACGACAGAATGATCAAATGGATTTCTAGTACCTTCTGGATTTAACTCCGCTAGATCATTCATTTTTCTCTCATTTAATCCATTATAATTAATATCAAGGTATTTTGCACGAATCATCATATTGATTTGTTCATCGAGCGATTTCTGATCCGATGTAGATAGACTTGCAAAATTATTCTTTTTTGAAATATCCGTTAACCAAGCACCACTTTTCTCTCTAATAAATTCTGGTGATAGACCAAGACTTTGTGATAAAGTACGGACTAATTGAGGTTGTCCATCTGTTGGTATGAATTCCCAAAATTGATTTTTACGATAAATATGGTCGCCGCATTTTTTTAATTCGCTGAAAAAATTCATTTTTAGAGATGCAGGTGTCATTAATATAACTCGTTTATCACTTTTCATACCTTCTGCAATAGCAATCGATGAACATGTTTTTCCTGATCCTAAACCATGATATAAGAGAAGACCTCGATATGGAGTATATAGGTTCAAATAATCGCGTACGACTTCTTGATGTGTTAATAGAGAGATATCATTTCCTTCTTTTCTAGTATCTTCGCATGAGATTTCACCGGTTCCTTCTCTCTTTGATTTGGCTAATTTATCTATTTCGGATGCGAAAATAGTAGATAACTTTTGTATAAATTGTTTTCGATTATTCATATAAAACGGAGAAACAGGAATAATAATACGTTCTCTTGGTGGAAGTCTGTCTTTTAAAATCGTTTTACCAATTTTTACTTGCATATAATTGTTTACTAATTCGGATTCTTCTTCCTCGGGTATATCTAAATCTGGTGGTTGTTTTGCTTTGTTAGTTCTATTTTTACGAGTCGTTTGTTTTTTAGATATTTCGTTTATATCATTTTCTTCTAACTGAGAATCCGGTTCAGATTCAGATTCAGATTCCGGTTCAGATTCCGGTTCAGATTCCGGTTCAGATTCCGGTTCAGATTCAGAATCAGATTTTTCCAAAACACTTTTATTGAATTCTTCGAATTCTTCACTAGCTTTTATAGCTTCCGCCGGTGTAGGTGCTTGAGATACAAGTTGATGTTTTACTCTAGAGATTAGTTTAAGACGTTCCAAAATATCTTCTCTATTCAAATGTGAGAGTTTACTTTTATCTTTAATGAGTATTTGGGGAGGGTGTTGTTTCGATTCTGAAGAAAGGGTTTCTGATTCTGATTCTTTTCTGGTAGTTCCTACTTTTAATTTTATTTGGAATTCTTTTTTAGTAGATGGTTCTATTTTTTGTTCTAATTGTTCCAAAATATTCATATTCAATATACTATAATACTACTTATATATATTATTGATATTTTTACCAATAATATAATTCTATAAATACTCAATATGTATTTAATTGTCGAATAGCAGAATCACATGCTAATTGTTCTGCCTTCTTTTTAATCTTATGTATACCTTCTCCTAAAAATAAAAATATTTTACCATGAAGAGCCATATATTTATGGATGTCTTCATAACTCTTAAATGTTGAACATTTAACAGAATCACGATGTTTTAGACCAAAAATAGGTTGTCCCAAACATAAATATACACCCATATGATATCCTTGTTCTAAATTATGCTCTTCTACATCCATATAATGCGGTGTTACTTTGAACTGTTTCTGAATCCGGACTTGTAGAATATTTTTATAATTATCATCATTTTGGATAAGATTCATCCAATCTACATGTTTCTCAAATACTCGTTCTACGAAGATTTGTACCATCTGGAAACCTGGACCTGTTGCGAATATATTCGTGAAGAATCCATCTTCATCTTGGACATGCATCTTATTAAAATCTAAAAACATTGCGCCAATAAATGATTCGAATAGACATCCGAGTTTTTTTAGATTAGTACGCGTCTGCTTACTCTCTGCATTTTTCGAAAGAATAACCCATTTATGTAGACCCATTTCTAGAGCTAGACGACCGATTGCCTCGTTTTTCACAAGGGCGATTTTCTTTTCCGTCATAAATCCTTCATTTTCTTTAGGAAAACGGCGATAAAGATAATATTTAGTAATACATTCTAAAACTCCATCTCCAACGAATTCTAGGCGTTCATTGGATTTTGTATGAAGAGGTAAACAATTATCTGGTTTAGGAAGAATTGTAATATTATTTTGTTCGTTTTCTATAGCAGGTCGCTTAATATAGGAACGATGAACAAACGCTCGTTTATATAGACTAAAATTATTGATCGGCATATTAATTCCATAGGCAGCTAAAATCGTCTCGACATCTTTTTTTTCGATTTCTTTATTTAGGGGATTATATGGGTCGAAAATATAGATTTCAGTACCATTCGAATCGCGTTCGATACGGATATCATCTTCATTCAGAGAAGTAGATAAAGAATTCATATTATTCAAGAAATAAGATGAAGTCGTATGTCTTAGATAATATTCGAATAATACTTTTATATCGTTTTGTAAATCTAATTTAGGAAAATAATATCTTTTAACAGTATATAATATGGGACTTTCAAACGCCGCTTCAAGAGCTAGAAACTATGATTTATCCATCAACCAGAACCAAGGAGGTGGAAATAAAAAAGCCGGATTTCCTTATATTGTTGGCCGTGATTACCGCACGTCGATCGCTTTCAACAATACCAATGTTTATACTGGTAAATGCTGCACATTAGCTAGTTACCAAAAACTCCTCTTCACCTTCCCTGTTAGCCAGGCTCGTGGTGTTGGTGTTGATGTCAGAATTCCTCTTCGCTAGACGAATCATTCATTGTTCTTCGGGATTATCCAAAACATTTCATTTATTTTTGATAAATATATGAAAACGAAAACATATATTAAAAAATCACCTTTTATAGTTTTTCTTATTTATATTAATTATGAATATTTATAAATATGATATCTAGATGGTTAACCCTTTACTATATGGTGTTAACCCCACGTTTCGCGCATTTCGGAATAGGTCATCTGGCGACCTGCTTCTTTTTTGAAGCGGTTTGCGCCATCGCTCATAAAACCGATTAATTTTGCGGCAACCTCTGTTTGTGTACTGGTTGTATCTTTTAGTGTAGAAACTGCTATTTGAGTACCCTCGTCTTCTAACTTCTTCATTATTTGCTCGATTTTTTGTCTATTATCTGTATTTTGGAATGGTACTTTGGTTTCGGTTTCGGTTACTGGTTTTATAAAGAGACCATTTTCGTCATATAAATGACAACACTGTTCTCTAGTATAATTTTCAAAAGTGCGTATTGTCGAGTTAGCTTGAGTAACAGATTCATTATTCTCCATTGTTACGGATTTTTCAGTAGTGTAATTATTTCCAATCATTCAAAGTATATCCGTAATGTATTGTTTAAGAATCACTGAGAAATAATATCAATTTTATACAAAAAATAAACCATATGAAAAGACTACTATACTATTCATAATTAACATGAATATTATTTTAGACGAACGAGAGAATTCTCTCTTTGAAAATATTAAAAATATATCCACGAATTTCCAAAATATCCATCTCTCTAAAAAAGTACTTCCATTGGGCGACATTATAATCTCTCAATCAGGAATATTGGATTCTTCTGATCAAATTAAAGAAAATGAAATTCTATTGATCGAGAGAAAATCGGTAGCGGATCTTCTCGCCTCTATAAAAGATGGTCGATATGAAGAACAAAGCCACCGGCTTATTCATGCGAGTGGATTTCCAAAACATAATATTATCTATGTTATTGAAGGTGGATTCTCCTTTTTAAAACCCGCGGATAAGAAAATCGTTTATTCAGCGATTACTTCTCTCAGTGTGTTCAAAGGATTTTCTGTATATCATACTTCAACCCTTCAAGAAACCGCGGATTGGATTGTCCATATGGCCGATAAAATCGGTCGGGATTTACAAAAAGGGAAAACGCCCTATTTTTCGATGAAAATATCCATCGATCCACCGATTAATACATCAATAGAAGGAATCGGCGGAGAGAATCCAATAAAAGAAGGAATTGTTTTAGAAAATACGGTAGAACCCGCCGCCTATAGTGGAATGGTGAAAAAAGTCAAACGAGAGAATATTACTCCCGAAAATATCGGCGAAATCCTGCTATGTCAAATTCCTGGATTCAGTTCTCTCACAGCAAAAGCAGTATTATCGAAATTTGGAGGGTCTTTCCCTAAACTCATCTCTGCATTAAATGATAATGAAACTGAAGGCTTGTTTAAAGATATTGTTTTGGAAAATGGAAAAGAAGATGGAAAAAAAAGTAGGAAAATATCCAAGACATGTATTGCAAATTTATTTCAATATTTGAGAGAAGAATAGAAAAAACAAAATAAAGAAAATGTGATAGAATATTCAACTATATAAATGTCCAAAACTCCGATTTCTGCAATTGCTGTTTTTGATAAAAAACCAATTTTAGGGACAGTCCGATTTAGAGAAGATTTAAAAAACGATTGTGTTCTCATGGATATTGATATCAAGGGATTAAAACCGGGTCTTCATGGATTTCATATACACGAATGTGGCGATATGAGCGATCATTGTGAAAGTATGTGTGCACATTTTAATCCATATGGAAAAGACCATGGAGGTCCAGCCGATAAAATCCGCCATGTAGGTGATTTGGGAAATTTACTCGTAGGTACAGATGGTTCTGTAAAATATAGGTTAAGTGATTCTCTCATAAAACTCCGTGGTACTAAGACGAATATTATTGGTCGTGGTCTTATTATCCATGCAGATGAAGATGATTTAGGAAAAGGCGGGGAAAAGGATAGTTTAACAACGGGACATGCTGGAAAACGTATTGCGTGTGCTGTTATCGGATATGCAAAAGTTGTATAATTTGAATAGTATCTACAAATCAAAAACAAAAAGATGAATTAAATATTGTATTTAATTCATTTATGGGATGTATTAGAGAGAATATATTTTAGACAATCGCATCATAGAGACACCTCTTAAAAACACCTCTTAAAACACATTTTTGAAAGGGAGGGGGTCTTAGGTGGAACCGTAGGTTCCCCTAACCCTTAAGCATAAATACTTTTCGCTCTTGTTTGATCACGAATATTATCAGAATTTTCTTCGAAATGTTGGTTCTGATGTCTAGCAGGAGGTAATACTTCATTCTCCTTATATTTTCCAGATGCTACCATATTATGTGTATACACAACTCCACCCCAGTTACTATCCATTGGATTTTCGCTAATAGGAACCATTTCGGTAGAATCATGAATTTTATCTAATTCGGAATATCTACCTACATAGAGGTTTGTAGGATCGAATCCTGCATACATATTACGATTATAGGTATCACTCTCTCGACTCGCATCAATATATTTATAAGGCGACTCTTTATTATTACTTGTATTTGATGTCGCTGGTAATGCACCCTCATAGGAATGGGGGTCTGAACGAGCACGATATACCTGATGTCCTTGTGCATTCGTCTCTTCTTGTAAGAAAAGTACTGGGCAGTGAGACCCATTACGTTTTTGGATTTCTACATATTGGATATATTCATCTAAACTATTAAATGGAAGAGGATTTGTATCCGATCTTGGTAGTTTAGTATTTATTAAAAGAAGTGTACTACCCGATTTTATCAATAAATCTGGACAGACGGTTTTATTATCTGATTTTGTTGTTGAGTCATCAAATCCTTCGATACCTCTATCTTGTATTAAATAGAAATATCCCCCTGCTAAAAATGATATTAATATAAAAATAATAAATAATATTTTTATTGTTTCTATTTTTTGCATATGAATTCTTAATATATATTTTGAGAGATTTTGTTTTCGACATTTGGAAATTCTCTCAAACATTGAAAACAAATCAAATAAAAATAATTCAAAAATAATTCAAAAACAAATATTATATTATAATATAATGTCTGTATACGCAAATTATGTTGAATGTCCTA